TTCGATGATGCAGCTACAGAGCTTGCGGATTCGTTGCTGGACACGGACGAGGAAAGTCAGAACGGGTCCGACTCAGGGGTAGTCCCTGGGTCGGATGACTTCTGGAACCAGTCCGTAGAAGTTCAGACCGCCGGTGGCCCAGAGAATCGATCCGTTCGCGAACTAGCGGACGGGTATCTGCGGCAGGCAGATTACACACGCAAGACACAGGAAGTGGCTGAGTCTCGAAAGTCGCTGGAGAGAGCTGAACAGTTCTTGAAAGCGTTCGAGGACAATCCGTTTGAGTTCACCCGTTCTCTCTCGGTGCAAGCCGGCCTCATCACTGAAGGCGACACTCCGGTCAAGCAGATCGAGATTGCCAAGATTCCCTCTCAGGAGGAGATCAACGCAATGGTCGAAGCAAAGACCGAAGAACGTGTCTCCACCGACCCACGCGTACAGGAAGCTCAGATTGCTTCTGCTCGCGCACAGGTCGATACGGAGTTCGACCGCCTCGAAGGTGTCTTTGGCATCCCACTCAAACCAGAGCTGCGCCAGTCTCTCATCACTGAGGCTGGCAACAAGCAGACTGGTGATTTAGAGGGGTTGCTTGCAAAGCGTATCTACCTGCGACAACAGAAAGAAACTCGGGCTGGTCGTCAACAGCAAGCAGCTACGTCCCGACCGGGAGCTCCACCACAAGGTGTGACCACCCCCGATGGTGAGAAACCGAAAGAGTTCCCCACCATGGAAGAGGCGTTCAAGCAAGCACAGTTGGCGATTGCACAGCAGTAGAAAGCCAACCCGAAAGTGAGAAGTAAGAATGTCAAATTCGAGCTTCGGTACCACGGGTCTGATTGCTACCACGATCGAGAACTGGATTCCGACACTGGTAGAACAGATCTTCACTTCCAAGCCCCTCATGTGGGGTCTTGAGAACGCTGGTGCCATTCAAGACGAGCCGGGCGGTACATCAATCGTCCAACCCCTGATCTATGCGGAGTCCGCCAACGTCGGTTCTTATGCCGACTACGACGTGTTCGCAACAGATCCCAACCTTGGTATCTCCGCTGCCGAGTTCCCGTGGCGACAGTTCTATGGACTGTTCCACTACTCAGGCATCGAAGCTGCCATGAACAGTGGGCCACAAGCCCTCCTCAACCTTCTCGAGTCCAGAGGCAAGCAGCTCAGGCTCTCGATGGCAGAGGAACTGGAACGCCAGTTCTTCGATGACGGCTCTGACAACTCAGGGAAAGACTGGGATGGTCTCACAGCCATCGTGTCAAACTCTGATCCGTCATGGGGCGACTTGGGCGGTATCGACCGTGCCAACACCTACTGGCAGTCAACAGAGGTAGACCACGCAGGAGACAACGGCACGACCGCTGGCCTCATGCAAGCGAACATGAGCAACACCTACAACACCGTATCCAACGGTTCAGAGCACCCCAACTTCCTCATCGGAACGCAGGCTGCTTACGAGCTGTACGAGGCGGAGCTTGTAGACAAGCTCAGGTATGAGAACGCTGAGATGGCTGATGGAGGGTTCCAGAACCTTCTGTTCAAGGGTGCGCCCTTCACCTTCTCAGAGTACGCAGATCGTGGTTTCACGAACAACGCAGTCGCACACGCAGAGGATCCCATCTGGTTCCTCAACCTTGACTACATCCACTTGAAGAAGCTCGCTTCCAAGTGGTTCGCAGTCACGGAGCCCCGTGCGCCTGTCAACCAGGACGCCGAGTACGTGTCCATTCTTTGCTACGGCAACTTGACGACTTCCAACCCATCCCGTCAGGGTGTGTTGCACAGCGTCACCGTTGCGGCATAGAACGAATTGATGGAGGGTGGGGGACGGCAAATCCCTCACCCGATATCAAGAGGAGGAACAGTGACCGCACGAAGATCAGAATCAGGTAGACAAGCAGCTGCGGGACGCTCGCTTTCAGAGTCTCCTGACGGTGCGCGCTCTGCGGCACGGACTCCTGCTTTCCAAGACGATGGGTCTCGCCCTTCGAGGTCAGCGAACCCGAACTCATATTGGATGGGGCGTTGCGGTGAAGTTCGCAAGTCTGATGGTGAGAGATGCAAGAACAAGCTCAAGTCCAAAGCCGACCGCAAGCGTGGCATGTGCGTAGGTCACTGGAACGGCAGAGGAGCTCGCGATGCAGCGTAGTGAGATGCGCACGATGGTCTACCGCTTGATGCGGATCGACGACACCGTTGACGTACCGAATTCAGATGTAAACCGTTACCTCGATGACGGGTACAACGAGGTTGTCGCATACACAGACTGGCCATGGTGCTACGTCGCAACTCCAGACGATGTGAACATGATTGCCGACACGAACACGTATGCGCTGGAAGCAGCGGTACGGCGCGTTGTTGCGGTCATCAATACGGCTCAGAACCATGCATTGAAAGAGATCAGCATGGCTGAGTGGCTCAAACGGCAGAACGCTGTGACATCATCGAGCCGCCCCTACCTCTACGCATACTCAGAGCAAGTTCTCTACGTGTACCCAACACCAGCCAATACTGACGCTCACGAGGTCTACTACTTCCAACACCCCAGTTTCGGCGCTACCGATGCCTCAACACCAGATTTCGATGCTGCTTACCACACGGTTCTTGTGGATTGGGCAATGCATCGCATGTGGGAACAGGAAGAAGACTTCGAGAGATCAGACGAATATCGGGCACGGTTCGAGTCACGCCTCAAACGGATGCAAGATTTCTACCAGACGACAGGTAAGGACGTACCGCTCATCTACGGCGAGTACCCGAACATCAGTCACCCGGGGAACATGCCATTCTTGAGTGACGCTGCTTCAGGAGGCGCAACCTGACATGCCACGAAAGTCTGAGTACCGAGTCCTTCCAATGCAGGGTTGGCCAGGAGGACTGAACCGACACGCACCAGCCTCACGCCTTGAACCGGAAGAGCTCGCTGAGGCGTACAACGTGCGTATCGGGTCTCGTGGAGAGCTTATTTATCGGGGCGGGTATCAGCTCGACAGTGCCGCAGCCATTTCAACCTCAGTGGACTGGATCAAAGGGTGGAGGACTGCTGCTGGTGTCGACCACAAGATAGCTGTTGATGCTTCCGGCAATATCTTCACCGAATCTGCTGGTACCTACACGGACACGACGTTCAACACAGGCACACCAACAGGAATCGCAGACTTCGGAGTAGCGATCGAGGGCGCAGGCAGCAAGGTCTACATCTCGGACAAGAACATCGCAACCGATGTGCGCTCATGGGATGGCGCAACTCACTCCACTGTCGCTGACATTCCCAAGGCCAAGCTCCTGTTCTATCGCCACGCTCGCCTCTTTGCCATCAACGACGACACACGGCCCTCCGGTATCTACTACTCGGCCATTGGCGACCCAGAGTCTTTCGCTGCCCTTGACTACATCGAGGTGGAGCCTGACGACGGGTTCGAGATCAATGCAGCTACCGTTTTTGGTGATGATCTCTTGCTGTTCAAGGACAACGCCATCCACAAGCTGTCCGGGCGCACGCCAAGCAGCTTCGCTCTGTACGCAATTGACCGCAAGCGTGGCTCGGTCTCTCCTCGCGCAATGGCACAGCTACGGGGGCTCCTCTACTTCTTTGATCGCAACACTGGCATATGGGCATTCGATGGTGCCACGTTCACGCTGGTCTCACAGCCATTCAACAAGTACCTTCTCGACAACCTCCACTACGACACTGCCCACCTCGCTTCGATGTATGTCGGTGACGACCGGCTCTACGTCACAATCCCAACCGCTGCGAATGCTGCCACAACTGTCGGGTCGTGGATCACGTTCTGTTTCCATGGAGATACTGGCGCATGGACAGAATACGAGTACGGGTTCAAGGGTGCAACTGAATGGCTTGGCGAACGATACCTCGGTATTCCCGGCTCTAACGGAGTCTGGATCCCCGACGCCACTGACGGCAACACTCACCCAGCAGCCCTTACCGGAGCGTACTTTCGCACACCTCGTATCCGTATCTCCCGCCCCGGGTACTCTGCACGTCTTCGCCGCATCGAAGCGGTCGTGTACTCGAAGCCGCTAGGGACCATCATCGTTGCGATGTGGAAGAACTTCGATGACGCTGAAGATGAGTACATGACTCGAGAGATCAATCATTTCGACCCGACTACATATACGGAGACACCGGACTCTGCTGCGGGTGGGTCTGTTGCGGCAGGGGCTCACGCAAATACCATTGCTGGTGACGCGTGCACTACCTCTGTGACGTGGGCGCAGGACACCTGATGGCACACACAACATGGACATGGGCAGCACCAGCAGCGGGTGATTACATCTCGTCAGTGACGATCACTGTTGTGCTTCCCGTCCCAGTGGGCACGTACTATCTGCGTCATGGTGGTGTAGCGGGAACCATTGTTGAAACGCTCTCTGAAGCAGACTTCGTGACAGGCGCTTACACATGGATCGCTGACGACCTTGCTGATTCCTTGAACCTGACATCAAACGGCAATATCACACTGTCCGGATCCACTGCGCTCACGATATGTGAGGCAGAGTTCGTTGGGTTCAGCACCGACGACACTCCTCGAGAGTGGCTGCTTGCTATTGACGGATGGGGAGACAAGGTACATGCCATTCAGATCGGTTATTGGATGGATGAGTACCCACATGAGGTGCGGAAGATGTCTCTCCACTACTCGGAGCGGCTTGACTCTCGTGGCAGCAGAGGTGTCGGTAGCGCTACCTCTGGTATATGGCCAGGGAACGAGGAGGTAGAGGGCTGATGGCACGCCAGTTCTACTACCCGTTCAAGGGCCTCATCGATCCGAAGTCTCATCAGCTGAACCACACGTTCATCGAGGAGTTCCTCAACGCGCTTGACCTTCCTGATGGTGGTGTCTCTGGTGGCGGGTCTGGTGCCTCCGGCGCTCCTGGTGCTGAGTACGGCGGTGACGGCGATATTTACATTGATACGGACAATGGGAAAGTTTACTTCAAGGACTCTGCTGGCTGGACATTCATCATTCAGTTCGACGAGGAGGGGCACACTCACGTTGAGGTAGACGTTACAGACCTTGACCATTACGATTCAGCAGATTTCGGGACAGACCACAGCGCAGAAGCTCATAACGCAGCGGACCTTGCAGACGTAGAAATTCTCACCGGCACAGGCACACCAGAGGCAGCGGTCACGGCAGCAGTAGGCGCTCTCTTTCTTCGCACCGATGGAGGGGCTTCAACGACTCTCTACGTGAAGGAGTCCGGAGTGGGCAACACAGGATGGGTAGCGAAGTGACTGGCTTTTTTGAGTTCGCTACACGATTCCTTGTACTAGTCCTGTACTTCGTTGCGGCAGGGTTCGCTCTTCACGGTCTTCGACGAGTCCACCTGTTCAGCAACAGAGTGATTCTCTGCGCACTGCTACTGCTGTCGATCACATGGATTGCGTTCTATATGGCAGTCGCTATCAACTTCGTGCGGTTCCCTCGCGATGCTTCTGTGTTGGCGTTCCATTCTCGTATCGCACATTTCGTCAATGCAGGCGGTCTCATCGTCGTGGCAAGCACTACTAGGGAGAAAGAACGACAGCCGTGACCGTCTGGATCCCGCTGCTTGTCGCCTCCATATCTGGTATCGCTTCGGTTGTTGCCATCATCATTGTTGTGCGGTCTACGAAACCGAAGGTTGCTGCTGAAACACGCGACACCGTAGCCAGCACAGTCATCTCGCTCGGACGAAGGGTGGCAACTCTGGAAAAGGATCAACAGCTCTGTCATGCGGAGAAACGTAAGCTACAGAACGAAATCCACCAATTGACTCAATGGGGTTCTGTTTTGATCGAGCAACTTGTAAAGGCTGAAGTTGTTCCTATGACATATGATGAGTTCAAGAAAGGGAACGGATACGCATGAGCGTTGCAAGTAATTGGGTGAAGAAGGTTCTGCAAGACACGTTCGGTGATCTCTATGCGGGTGGCTACAACTGTCGAAAGATCAGTGGCTCGTCACGTCACAGTCAGCACTCTTGGCCGAACGCTCTGGACATCACGAACGTCAACTACGGGTACTCGACACATCCTGACAATCAGGCATACCTTGATGAAGTGGCTGAGTTCCTG